TAAATATAGACCTGTTGTAACCTTCAATTTCTTTAAATTCACGCTGGCGTCTTGCGCTGTCTTTTGCTGCGCGTTGAGCGGATTTTTCGGCACCTATAGTTCTGCCTGGTCCGGCAAGAAACGCATCACGTTTTTGCCGAGTCTCTATTGATTTTTTGGCTTTGTTTCTAAGTGTTACTTCGGCTTCAATTAACCTGTTTTGCCTAGCAGCAGCCTCATTAGCCTGGCCTAACGCTGTTACATAGTCTCTAATCGCGGTAGTTTCGTCTTTCTGAGCTAATTCAACTGTACGTAAAGTTTCTGCTGCTGTCTGCAGGGCTCTATTAAAGCTTGCAATACTTTGTATTGGGCTTTGAAATGTTTCTGCAAGTTCGTCTAATTTTGTAACTCTTTTGTTAATTTCATCTAAATTGCTGCGAAGATTTCGCAGTTTCTCCGTGCCCTTTACGCCTATTTCAATTTCAGCTCTGTATGCCACGATCCACAGCTGGTACGTCGTTTTCTATTCTAGGCGCGGAATAGGTTACCTTCGGCGGCGGGCTTTTTCCATTTGTTTTTCCTGCTCCTCGTTGATGACTTGGAAGTAAGCGCTCCAGCCAATCAGTTCCTCGGGCGTCATCGTGGTGCGGACTTCGGTCAAGCTCATGCCAAGCTCCTTGGCAACGCCAAATTGCAGCATGAGCCAGTTGTCTTTGCGAAGTTCCGCAACTAGGATTTTGGGTCCATTGGCTCTTCGTCTTCGTCGCTAAGGATGGCCAACATCAAAGACTGCAGATCGCTGTCCTTGACTTCGTTTTTCAAAATATCAACTTCACCGGCAGAGAAAAGCTTGGCGCCGTTTTCGTCCTGTGCTTTGCCGATCAGCAGCTGTAGTGCGAACGCTCCAGCGTCGTCAGACTTGGCTTGCTTCTGGGCGCGTTCACGTTCAGCCATGGTTAGCGGGCTGATCCACATCTCAAATGTCGTGCCGTCAGACAGCTCAACTTTGCGCTTGCTTGGCTGGAGATTTGCTGCTTTACGCAACCGATCAATGGCGCGATTAGATCCAGCGGGCATAACTTGTACTTGACTATAAAGTAACTATAGCGTAGCGCATTAAAAAACCCCGGCAAAACCGGGGCTAGTTGCTTACTTAATAAGTATTAAGTAATGCCTTAAGTAGCACTTTATCAGGTGACGCTGAAGTCAAACACAGGTGCCACTGCTGGACGGAAGTTTACCGACACAGATTGGGCGTCATCAGGGTTGATGGCTAGGTTGGCTGAAGTAAGAATTGCGTCGAAGGCTACTGAACGGCTCAGTGTGTCGTCAACAACACCGCCCGTAAACACACGGTCGACATACAGCTTGAAGGCTGCACCTGTTTGTTGGCGCTGTAGAACGTCCTCGATAATACGGTTGCCCATATTTGCGTCTTCGTTCGTAAAATAGAACGTCGCAGATCCTGAGCCTTCACCAAAGCCAGCAATAAATGTCCTGAATGGGACGTACTGCTGGTTGCCTTGACCGATGGTGGTTACATCAATCTCAGCGCGGCTCATCTCAAAAGACCATTCACGCACCTGACCGACTACAACGAAAGCGTCATAGGCAACCTGGAATTTATTGGGGGACGTTGCTGTCCCAACATCGGTAAGGTCCACAGCGGATCCGCCTTCAGTGGCAGATACTTGCATCGCACCAGTGGATGCCGTATAGCTGATGACGTAATAGGTGGTTGCTGTAGCCAAACCAGCAGGAAGCGTACCAGTACCGGCAGCGCCGGTTGTAGTGTTGACTAAGCTAAAGCTGACTGGATCCCCCACCCTGTAACCCAAATAGGTAGGGACGGTAATCGTGTCAGTTGCGATGTTTACTCCGGCAGGAGCAAACGTGCTGGATGTGCCAGCGGGCTTGTAGTAAAGGGCACCTGAAGTGCCAGACAAAACGGTGGTGGCCATTGGGCGTACCAGGGGAATAAGGGTCTCCGCGGGCACTGCCCGGCTTCTTACAGGTTAGCGATTATTTAAGTCAGCACCGTTGCTACATAGCCTGTGTAAATACGGCCTACAAAATGCGGGGATTCATCAGTAGCTGAAAAACTCGGGCCGTTTATTTCACCCACTTTTACAAAAACACCTGCAGTAGTTTTAGCTGTGTCATTAATCGTCTCTAATACGTTTACAGCGGTTGTTACCAGTTCTTGATTGCGGGCCGGACCACGTCCTTTTTCTGTGAACAAACGGATTACTAACGCGCCACGGGCATTATCGACGCTAGAAGTCAGCGTTGGTTCGTTGGTTATGCCGAATGTGATGTTGACGCGGACATACTCGGTGGTCGTATTTGGTGGTACGGCAGTGATGTTGTCGAAGTAAACAGGAACTGCGGGTACAAGGTTGTTAAACGCCGTCAGTAGCGGGTTCTCCATTGATGCCCGGATCGCTTGGTAGTTCATCGCGGAAATTTCCTAAAGGCTCGATCCATTGCCACTTTAATTGTCCTATCAATACCCCCACCTTTTAAATAGGTGTCGTACCAGTCCAATGGGGCGGTTCTGGTGTTTCCTTTACCAGATTTATCTAAATTACCGCGAATATTTGCGCTTCTTGCACCATATTCAACCATGCCTGGGTTTAAACTTTCTTGAAGTGGCTCTGGAAAATCTTTCGGGCGAAAAAAGTTCCCTTGCTCGTAGTCAATGGCAACGCCTGCGTGCCGCGCAACATTATAAATGGTGTACTTGACTTCAGGCTTCCTGTAAAGTTCCGCGCCGCTCAAAAAAGGACCGACAACAGGTTGCGGTGTTGTTTTTGCGCCTGAACCGCCAGATTTTGACCCGCCTGATGTCTCGATAACCCAAGAGTTGGCAAACTCCCCTGACCACACTGGACCGGCTTCCTGTAACTCTCGGACTGTCTGTTCCGCAGCTTCGCGGATGTCCGTAGACAAAATACCGTTTACCCAACGGTCTATATCAACTACAAACTGCGCGTAATCCTTAGCCATTACTGTGGCCTCACGATCAGGGTGTGGTATATGGGATTGTCACCACGATAGGTCAAGATGTTGATAATCTTGGCTTCGCGGGTTTCACCTGCCTGCGGATATTGCACACGGTCTGCTTCTGTTGGGTAGTAATCGCTAAGTTCTGCCGTACCAATCAAAATCTTTACATCCGTGCTTTGGTACAAGCCTTCGGATTCGCGGGGCGTCAGGCGGCTGATGATGCCGCGCACCGTTACGTTGGTGTCCGCTCCATTCACAGCCCCTGTGGTTGGGTTGTAGGTGCGGGGTGTAGTGGTCTTTATGTACGTGATGTCCTGGCCCCAGTCATTGAAGATCTGGGCTGGAATCGGTGAAAAGGTGTCGTCTATTTTTGACATTTCATCCTCTAACAACGCGCACTTGATAACCCCCAGAACCGCCCAGGGTGAAGGCTCCAAGGTATGACTGTAACCAGGGGTAGACATCAAAAATGTTGTTCACAGATCCAGTTGCCTGGCTATCTGTGTTGTACTTCACCTTTAGTTCGCCTAGCTCGACTTCTTCATACAAACCTTCGGTTCCGGTGTTACCAGTGACGGCATCAGTGTCATTTGCGAGGGCGCGTGCCAGCTCATAGGTGGCGTATTTGATGTCGGATGGGATGGCGGAGCATGTAAGCTCCACCCGGTCGACGTGGTAATTGTTGCGTGGCCAGCTCAGGGCTTGGCCGTTACTGCAACGGTCGCCGTAAAAATTAAGTACGTCGATCCAGCGGGTTGCGCTGATGATGGCGCGGTTTTTTTGGTCGTCAGTTTTGTCGTCCCAGGTTGAAGAACTTGGAACGGTCTCGAAGTAGGCGTTTGCTTCCGCCAGCGTTACAAAGCTGTTGGAATTTTCGCCCTTTAATGTGGCATCGATTGTTGCGGCCACAAGACTGCAGAAATACTTTCTTTGATTTTAGCCCAATAAAAAACCCCGCCGAAGCGGGGCAGTATCAGCTTGTGCTGGACTTATCAGGCGATTGCGCTGGTGTCCAGTGGGCTGTTGACGATCAGCTCGACCATGGGGATCAGGTCGGTGTCGTAGGTGGCAGACCACTTGTTAGCGGTGGCCAGGTTGCCGTTGGTGGGGTTGTCACCAGCGTCAGTCCACTTGGTGCCCATCACGTGATAGGCGGTGTGGTAGTCCACAGAAAGTACGTCTTGCTTCGAGAGCACGTTGCGGTCTGCTTCAATACGCAGATCCTGCTGGACGCCTTCCAGAATTGAACCACCCTTCATCAGGAAGCAGCGGAACTCCTTGATGTGGGTTGATGTGCCAGGGATCACAGTGTTGACCTGTGGGTCCATGACGACATTACAGCCTGCAAATTCGCCGATGGAGCGGGCTCCAACGCCGACGCCGCCACCGCCCCAGGTCACTGCGCCAGAAGCGGCCAGTGCAGAGGTGCTGAAGGTAAGAAGACCAACCTGATACAGGTAGAAACCAACGGATGGGTGGACAATCAAGGTGTCCAGCTCATCACCACGCTCGCCAAGGGCAGCGCGGGCCTCAGCCATAGTGGCTGCGGTAAGGAAGTTGGCTTCGCCTTGTCCTGAGGTTGCTGCAACTGCTTTGTCCAAAGAATGGGCAGACAGTGCAGTGCCAAACAAACCGGCAAGCTGCGAGAACAGGCGTGCGCTGTTCAGCTTGTTGATTGCATCGGCAAGCTGGTTGCGGATGTGAAGCATTGGGTCTTCGCCCGCTGCCAACATTGCAACGTCGTCCACTGCATACGCGAAACCGCGATGGCAGATGGAAGCGATCTGGGTTCCGGTGCCGATCTTCTGTGGAGTTAGGTAGCCGCCGGAGCTGCTGCCCCACGTAGCTGTACCGTCCATGATCTCCTCTGTTGGAGATACTGGATTGAACTCAGGGACTTGGATGCGGGTGCCGCCTTCGCGGGCATCCAGCAAAGGATTACGAACGACAGCGCCAGACTTGATGAACAAGCTGCGCTCTTTTACTGCCTCAGACACATAGGTGCTGAGATTATTCCTCTTTACGATGTCCGCAAGCAGGACACCGCCGGAATAATTCTGAAATGGTGCGGCCATCTTAGAAAACCAACGTTAAAGGTGTGTGCGGGGTCCAAGCCACGGACTTGGCGAGACACGCCCCACCGGGGCTACAAAGAAGCTTCCCTTTCCAGCACAGCTGCAAGTTCGGGCTCCTCTGCTTTTAGTTGCATTTGTCTCGTTATGTTAATACTACCGGCCTTAAACGGATTGGGCATTCCGGGCGCGATAATAGAGTTTGGTGTCGGCTTGGCTCCCATGCCAGCGGCACTGCTGGGCTTGAAGTGGTGCTCAAAACCTGAGCCGGGATTCTTTAAATTGCCTAGGTAATTAGTAATATCTTGTTCGACACCTTTGTCCAAAATTACAACGTCGCCGTTGTCCTTTTTGTGCAGGTTGTTTTGTACCAGCAGCAGCATCTGCTCGGCGTTGATGGCACCGGCTTGGCTGATTGCTGATAACGCTTTTGTACGCATGGAAGCTTCCTCGTTGGAGACTTTTAGGTCTGCCAGTTGACGTTCCAGGGTGCTGATTTGCGTGTCCTTTTCTTGGGCGCTTTTATTAGCTTCCTCCCAAAGATCCTTCCATTGGCCTTGGTCTTCCAGCGTTTGCTTGCGCTGGTCATCCTGCTTTTTGTAGACCTCATCCAATTTGGATTTGATGCCTTGGAAACGTTCCTCGGCTTCAGTTGCTTGCTGTTTTAAGGCGGCAAGCTGGGTCTCATACTCGCCTTTTACAGCAAGCGTGGGGTCTGGCTGCTGTGGAGCGGTGTCGGCTGCAGCCACGGGCTGGTCAGGACTCGCCACGGGCGTCTCCTGAATGACGTGCTCTTCCATAGTCAGAAGTTAAGGGTGCAGTTGGGGGTGTCTTCCGCAGGCTTTGATGGCTTGCGCTTACGTACAGGTTTGGACGCTTCGGGTTCTGGTTGGGGTTCGCGTAGTTCCACGAGTTCCCATACCTCAGAACCGTCAGCCTTGGTAACTTTTTCTAAGGACTTGCCCATGTAGGCGTACTCCATGTACTTGTTTAGTCTACTTATGTAGTTTACAAGAACCTAGGGTATGCGGTTATTCTTGCTCGGTGTCTTGAGTATCGGTACTAGCGCTTTGTTCTTCGCTAGCGGTCGGAAGGATTTCGCCTTGGACCAAAATCTGGCGGAATTCGTCGCGTCCCAGGATACCTTGGTCGAACAATGCCGTTAGCGCGGTTACGTCCTGCCCGATTAAACGGTCGATGTCGAAATCACGGCTAATGCTTACCTCCGGTGGTGCTATTCCTACATAATTGGCAGCGAGATTAAATGCCTTTTGTAGAGACTGTTCCAGGTCAAGAGATACCATCGACAGCATTGAATTTGTGTCTACGCGGTCCAGGCGGCGGGCGTCGGCGGTTTCGGCAACAAATTTTTGCTGGCTTAACGTGCTAATGCCAAGAGTGGCCATCTGCATCTGTAGCTCGCGGATTTCGTTGGATTGTGACTCAAATGCGCTGGCAGCCGGTTCCACGTAATAGACCTTATTTCCTGGCTGGGTTGCCATTGCGTAGTTTACGCTGGTGACTACATCTTTAGATTGGTCGTCCCAGCCTTCGAGGACAAGGATCGGCTGGCTGGCGATGTGCAGGCTGTGGATTAAATCGGCTTGGCGTTGAAAATGTGCCAGGTTTAAATACGCAATGTCAAGTAAGGGAGGCTTACTTGTAAGGGTGTCAACTTTGCCCGCATAGGTTGTTACTAGGGGGATTTGGCCCAGGCTGTAGTCGCCTGATTCCACTAGTTCGTAATCCGAGGTGGCGTCCGTTGCGTCGAAGGCGTTTGGATATGGAAAACCCCCTTGCATAGCCTTTTTTGTTTCGACTTGGCGGTAAATGCGGTACTGACCCGGCTCGATTACACGGATCTGGTCATACACTTTCTCGCCAAATTCCCCGTCAGGAACTACTGCTTTTTCTTTGATGCGGACTTGGATCAGGTTGCCGTAGTTGACTTCACGGTCCAGGCGCCAGCCGTAGATGTTGTTGGGGTCAACCTCGATCCAGTACGGGCGGCGGTTAAGCTCGCGCTCTTCTGCAAGGCTGCGGGCACCCGTTGGTGCGGGAAAATCTACTAGTGTATGACAATGCCCGTAGGTTAGTGAACACAGCAGCAGGCGGCGGGCATACTCGTCTAGGTCTGAGCCGCAACCATCAACGTCTTGTGCAAAAATATCGGTCCAGTATGGATCGCCTACCAAACTGATGGGCTTACGCAGAATTAAACCTGCAGCGGCACGCACCAAGCGCTGCGTAAATGGGGAAAATACTGCGCGGTTTACACGCGCTAAATACGCTGTGTAGTCCTCGCGGGGTTCGATTGGAAGGAAGGCTTCGCTGTTTTCGCGGAGGTATTCCGTCCCAAGGGTGACGGCCTTCATGATTTCCCAGCCCTTCATCATGTCCAGGGCCGCTTGCGTGCGGGTGAACGGACTGTCAGCTCCACCTAGGGTGTTGGAACTTACGAGGTGGGTGCGGATCTGGCCGGGAACTGAATAGGTCACTTAGTTACCATTTCTCGCGATTTGCCCAGTAAGCGGCGGACACTTTACCTCTTTTGATATTAGCCGCGATACTTAATCATCATCGTCTTCGACTTCGATCATTACTTCAATACCGCTGGCAAGACGTACCATCAGACCTGCAAAGTCTTCGGGGTCTTGAGGTGTCATGAACGCGAATGAGGCTTCGGTGGTGCGGCTTTCGGAATCCACTTCGAGGTGAGTGCAGAAACCGCTGATGATTCGGGTGCCCACTACTTTTGGCCTTTTGGTTTGCGCTTTTTGGCCGTTTTGGCCGCTTTTTTGAACGCTCCAGCGGTTGGGGCGCCTTTTGAGCCTGGTTTGCGCATACTTTCGTCCGCGCCAGCCTTGATACGCTTACGTTTGGCGTGGATATTTGCGTAAAGACCGCGTTTTGCCATGGAAATCGCGATAGCTGTTCATATTCTACTTCTTGGGGCTCTTCTTTCCCTTGGGCTTCTTCTTTTTACCTTGGCCGTAGTGTCCGGGCATTGATTTATGAGGCGGGTTCAGCTGAATCTACCTCTTTTTGGGGTGTTATTTCGGCTTCGATTACGTTGCTTTCGGGTAGTTGGGCGGTGACTACTTTGGGCTCGACTTGGATATTTAATGATGGCACTTGGATGGATACTTGTTCGGGGGTGTTTTCGCCGAGGACACGTCCCAGGGAATCCAAAACTTGCGCGGCGACTTGGTAGTGGCCCTTTTTCATGGCGGCGTGGACGACGCGGAGGCGCATCGTTTGGATGCGGCCCAGCATTGCTTCGCGGTCGCGGATCCAGTCCTCTTCGGTCCAGCTTTTTACTTGGTCCCAGTCGCGCCAGGCGGTTGGGATGCTGACTCCTTCGCGGGCACTGTGTTCATATACGATTTGGCGCACGCTGTGGCCGTCAAGTTGGTGGCGGTACATGCGGCGTTGTCGGGCCTCGATGTATTCTTGGGCGCGTTTATCACCACGGGTTCGCTTTTTTGGTCCCTCGTAATTAACCATTAGTTTGTGTAGCTCAATACAACCTATATGAAGTTGTGCCCATTACGCCGGATTTTGCCAGGTTAAATTGTTGCAGGCATAAA